GATGTCAGAAGATGAAAAATTTGCATTTATTAATGTATCTAAGTCTTCAATTATTGGACTAAATAAAAAGAGCGACAAATCATTTCCATCTCATATTTCCAAGGAAATTATAAAAGCAATTAATATAAATCATCCAAGAGTTATGAAAAGCGTTTCAAGTGATTTAGCAAATGAAATTATGGATGAGAAACACAATTCTATAGGCATAAAAAAGAATCATAGATATTATTCGCCGAATTTATTTGAATATTATTATGAAAGAGATAAATCAATTTTTAATTCTATTATTCAATTTTTTATACAAAACACTCCAAGTTTGATTGTAACGCTCCATGATTATAAAAGAATAAATAATGTACTTGGAGTTAGGTCAAATGTTTTAAGTATCAATTATCATAGTTTGTATAAAAAGTTTGATGAAATTTATGATCAAATAGCAGCTATGAATGGAAAAGTCCAGTATTGCCTACTCGATTGTAGCTCTCTTGGATTAGCCTTATCTCCAAAGATATGGGAGAATTTAGACATGTCAATTATAGACTTTGGTAAAGCATTAAACTTTACTAAGGAGTATAATACGGCGGCTAAATATGAATCACGATAACGATGAAGATGATATAGCATATTTAACAGACTTGATGTTTGATACATCAATGTCATTATCTGAGGTCGCCAGAGAATTAAACTGGTCTATTAATAAAGTTAATAAAGAAATTAATAGACTAGGTCTATCTTGGCTAAAAGATAGTAAGAAAAAAATGTCTAGAGGTCAGACAGCTTTAACGTCTATAATGAAAAAACTCCTGCCTGGAGAAAAAGTTATAAATGAATTCCATATTGGCAATAAAATGAAATTAGATGTTTATTGTCCAAGTTATCAAGTAGCAGCTGAGTATCACGGCAGACAACATTTTTTTTACACTCAAAGATTCTTTGATTCAAAGTATGAATTTGAAGAAGCTATTGAAAGAGATAAATCTAAGCTTGAGTGGTGCAATCAAAATGGAATAGCACTAGTTGTATTTAGGTACAACGATAAACTTACTGAAGAAGCTGTATTTGAAAGAATGATACAAGCAATTAGAAGTAGTCCATACGTTCCAAAAGATAAGCCCAAAAATCGAGTTGTTGATACAACAGCATATAAAATGGTTAAGAAGAAGAACTCAGAATATAGAAAAAAAATATACAAACTTTCCAAAGAAAAAAGAAATGCCACCAGAAATAAACGATACAAATAAAGAAAAGACTCCATTAGAGTATCAGATATTCGCGCTTTCTTTGAGAAAAGAAGGGGCAATAAAGTATTTTTCTGAAAACTTACCAGAAGATATTGTTGGAACTATTCATGGAGAAAAAGGCATAAATGAATTTTATGTTGCTTTACTTGGCTACTATAAAGCTACTAACTTAAACACTATTGATCCAATAGCGTTTAAGTCTTGGCTCGAAACAGATTCCGATATTCACGAAGCGTTAGGTGGTAATGCTGGCGTTAGTATAATGATTGATATATTAAATTCATTAGAGCTATCAACTCCAGAATCTGTTGTTGAGTTGGTAAAGCATAAGGCTAAAAAACGCAAACAGATAAACTACTTGCAAGAACTGCAATCTATTTTAACTCAAAAAGGCCTGAAAGACGAGAATGACTTAGCGAGAATTCAAGTTCTTACATCTGAGATAAGAGAACTAGAAAGTCAAATAAGATACGATCCATTAGAAAAAGTTACTACTGGAAAAGATATCATATCTAGAGTAGATTCACTGCTTGACATACCTAACTTCTTGCCAACACAATTTAAGGCCCTTAACAGAGCCATGGGCTACACGGATAGCGGAGGATTTTTTAGAGGTGCTGTGCATGCGATCATAGCCGCTTCTGGAAAAGGAAAAAGTACATTTGCAAAGTGTCTAGCTAATCACTGGCTTGACACTGGTTATAGAGTTTTATATGTAAATTTTGAAGAAGCAATTGGTCACTGGGAAAGAATATTAATGACCCAAATTATAGGTAGAAACGTTTATGCCGAGTACTCTAAGTGGAGCGATTCTCAAAAAGAAGAATACTTAAATATCTTTAAGCAAAAACTATCTAGCTGGGGCGAAAGACTGATGGTTAGACATGATCCAGATACTCCTTACTTTGAAGATTTAGAATTTTGGCTTAGGGATATATTGGGGCATAATGTTGGTATTCCAGATGTAGTCATAATAGATACAATCCAGTCCATGTTTACTAGAGGCGCTGGTAAGGGTAAACCAAGATGGGGTGAGTTCGAAGAAATGATGGTACGTTTAGAGAAACTAGCTAGAGATATGAATTGCGTACTAATCATCACCGCTCAAGAAAATGCAAATAGAATGAAAGAAAAAAGAGAAGTAGTGCAGCAGTCTGATACTGGTGGATCACTTACAATACAGCAAAAGTGTGCGGTAACAATATTTTTAACAGAAAAACGTCTCGCAACAGACGATGAAACAGAAGACGAAAATATAATGCAATTACAGATTCCCAAAAACAGAATAACTGGATCAGCATTTTTGTATGATCCACCACTAGTCAAGTACGTAGACACAAGAAAAATATACGAAGAGTACGAACCAGTTACAGACGCATCGTATTCGTCTACTTCAATACTAGATGACCTATTAAATGATAAGGACTTTCACTGATGTTAAATTTAACAGTAAGCTCGATTAAAGATTTTCAAATCTGCGAAAGATTATTTGATTATAGGCATATGGAAAAATTGCCAGAAAAAATTTACGCTAGGGATATAAATACTGAAAAATTTGAGAACACAATAAAAAATATTGTTTATTTTTTTATGTTTAAAAAACAATCTGGTATCATACCATCATATTCTGCTATTTTAAATAGATGGGAAAAAATGTGGTTTCCAAAAAATATGAATTCATATGACATTATGACAGAGCAACACGAAACGGTTTATGGAAATACAGCTAGCCTTACCTCCAAAGCCGCAAACTCTTTATTATTGTTCTATAATTATTATTCAAAATCAGAATTTATCCCAATAGCAATATCAGAAGAGTATTATTTAAATACAAAAAATAAAAGTAATATCAAAGATACTTTTGATATTATTTTTTATATGAATAAAACTTTTTATGTAACTAAAGTACTTTTTAATTATAAAAATAGTCAAAAAGATATGTACACTACCGACTTTGCCTGTATGAAACAGGGATTTGAAAATAGGCACCCAGATAAAAAATTAAAAACAAAATATGGATACATAGATATGATGAGTCAAAATATTAGATTTCAGGAGTTTCACTTAACAGAAGATGATATAACTGTTTTCAATGATTGGTGTGATAAAATAGATACAACACAAATATACATGCCTAAAAGAGGGCTTATACCATACTGTAAAAAGTGTCCTTTTGATAAACCGTGTTCTAAATGGAAGAAGGATAAATAATGGCTAAATCAATATTAGATGATCTTCTAACAGATAAGAAGGATAATGACACCGCTAAAGCAGAAAACGAGAAACTATTTTCCCTTATAAGTGAAATAAATTTAATATCTGACGAGGCAATTAAATCATTTGTTAGATCTGTTTTAATAAAAGCGGAATATTTTTGGGACATTCCATCTAGTTTTAGTGGAAAATATCACCCAAATGATGAAAGAGCGCCAGGCGGAAACGTATTACACACTAAAAGAGTTGTTAGAATAGCGTCAGTGATGTCTGAATCTTATAATCTAAGTTTAGAAGAAAGAGATGTCGTTATAGCGGCAAGCATACTACATGATGTTTGCAAGGGCCATAAGCCAGGAGATAGCAAAGAACCATGCTATGATCCAATGCATCCGTATGCAGTTGGTAGGTTTATAGAAAAATGTAGAGCTGAAGATAAAAAGTATGCCTCTGATTCTGATTCCTCTACTCTTTATCTAGCTGAAGATGTAGTTCAGTCTATTCTTAGATTAATAAGATGTCATCTGGGCCCATGGTCTCCGGTTCCAGAAACATATCCTATAACTTATTTAGATTTTATAGTTCATTTAGCTGATAATGTAGCTTCTAAATTACATCTATTCATTCAAGACAGTGATTTAATAAACCCAAAATGGAAAAATGATGGATCTGGACCAGAGACTAAAAAAAAGATATAAGATAATATCTAACATAGAGTTCTATATTAATGAATCTATCTATTATAGAAACAATAATTGTTTTTTTAATGACAAAACCAAAGTAGTTATTTGTAACTTAAAACAAAATCAAAACAAATCAAAGATACTATGAAAATACCTAATGATAAAGAAAAATACACTAGTAGTTGGCGCTATGTAGAAGTAGCTAAATATGTAAAGTCTTTATCTAAAGTTATTAGAGATAAACAGGGTACTGACTCAGTACTTATTGACATAGATGAAGTAGATAGTTACGCAGAAAAAAATAACAATATTCGGAATATACACATCAATATGGCATTACGATTCAAAGGACATTGAATCTGCGACTAGACTTGGGTCTTTGTATTTTGATATAGACAGCGAAGATATAAACCTATCTTTAGATCAAACTAGAAGACTTTATGAATACTTAATTAATTATATTCCAGAGAAAGCACTACTTGTATATTTTACTGGCAAAAAAGGATTTCACGTTGAATGTGAGGCAGCGGCTCTTAGAATAGTCCCATCTAATTCTCTGTCTAATATCTTTAGATATATAGCTAATAAAATAAAAAACCAATTAGATTTAAGTCTACTGGATTTTAGCGTTTATGACCTAAGAAGAATGTGGAGATATCCAGGTACAATACATCAGGATACTGGATTGTATAAAAATCTTTTGAATAAAGATGTTTTATATTCTAGTATAGAATCAATTAAATCGTATTGCTCAGTAAAGCAAGATAACACTGTTGAGTATCCAGAATTTAATCTAAAAGCAGCGGAGTGGTATTTGCAATTTACTTATGATCTAGAAATAGATAAGGAAAGATCTAAAGATTTTTTGGAATACTTTAACAAAAACGGTTCAATGGCCTTTAAAGAGTTGTCAGTAGGTCATAAACAATTTACTAAAAAAGAGCTAATGAAAAACTGCCCAGCGATTAAAAGACACATGGAAGACGCCAAGAGAACAAAACAATTAAGTCACGAAGCAAGACTGTTTCTATGCTCTATACTTACATATGATCAAGAATCAATTGAGTTTCTGTATGATATATTAAAGCTGTGTGATGATTTTAATTATGAAAAATCTACAAGCCATATTAATGATTGGATTAAAAGAAGACAGTTAGGAATTGGTGGTAGACCATATACTTGCGAAAGAGCAAATTCTGCTGGCGTAGGATGTGGTGATTGTGAATTGGAAAAAAAGAAAAAGTGGATAACAATAGGCGATAGATATATAGAAAGTTCAGAAGAATCAATGCCATCACCTATAAGATTTGCTTACAAAACAAAAAAAGAGGAATAAATGTCGGGTCCAATAAAAAATCCAGATGATGTAATAGGCGTATGCTCTGAATGTAAGTCGGATCAACCAATGGAATATATGTACAGAAATTCATTTGCTCAACAAGGATTAGCTGTACCATGTAAGTATTGTGGCGGAGTTGTTATGATAACATATAGAGAAACAAGAGATAGTTCGTTGAACAGCTCAGATAGAGATAGAGGAATTAGTTGAAGAACTGGACAAATCTACATAACCATACAGTATTCTCAATGCTAGATGGTCATGGAAACGTAGAGGAGTATCTTTCTAGAGCAAAGTCTCTTGGTATGTCAGGACTCGCAACAACTGACCATGGGAACATACACTCTTGGCTGGATTTTTATGACGCTGCCCAAGCTAATGGCATAAAACCAATTCTTCGGAAGTGAATTTTATCAAGCTAGAAAGACTAGATTTGATAGAGATGAAGAAGAAAGATCTGGTCCATCCAAGAACGAATGGGAGCAAAGAGGACCATATCACATAACCATTCTTGCTAAAAATAATATTGGATACCATAACATCATTAAGATGTCTTCCAGATCTTTTTTAGAAGGCTACTACGTAAAGCCAAGAGTAGATCATGATTTAATTTCTCAGCACTCGGAAGGAATTATTGTATTATCTGGGTGTCTTAATAGTGAAATTTGTCAAGCACTTTTAAGAGGCGACTATAACTTTGCCCTTGATTCAGCCTATAAAATGCAGAGTATTGTTGGTAAAGAAAACTATTTTATAGAAATACAAGATCACGGTCTTACAGAGCAAAGAAAAATAGCTAATCAATTAATTGAAATAGCTAATTCAATTGGAGCAAAAATAGTTCCAACCGGTGATTGTCACTACGTGCATCAAAAAGACGCAAGAGCCCATGATATTATGCTTTGTGTCGCGACGAATGCTACGATACATACTCCTGATAGATTTTCTTTTTCTGGTGATAACTTTTACTTAAAATCATATGATGAAATGTCATCCTTGTTTGGAGATGAATGGCTTAAAAATACTATGTCAGTCTGCGATATGGTTGACATTAATTTAAAGTTTGGAGAAATACATTTTCCAAAGTTTCCAATTCCGACTCAAGAATCGTCTGTTGAGTATTTTGAAAGACTAGCGTGGGATGGACTTAAAGTAAAATATGGACATCAATTACCACAGCACATTATAGATAGAGCCAATCATGAGATAAAAGTAGTTAAAGAAATGGGTTTCCCAGAATATTTCTTGGTCGTATCTGATCTTGTTAGGTGGGCAAAATCTAATGACATTAGAGTTGGATGGGGAAGAGGATCAGCCGCCGGTAGCGTTTTGTCCTACGCATTTGATATTACAAATTTAGATCCAATTAGATTTGGTCTTCTATTTGAAAGATTTCTCGTAGAAGGAAGAAAGTCAATGCCAGACATTGACCTGGACTTTGATGACAGATTTAGAGATAAAGTAATAGATTATGCAAGAAGCAAATATGGCAATGACAGAGTAGCTCATATATGCACATTTAATAGGACTGGAGCAAAGCAGTCAATACGAGACGCTGCAAGAGCTTTGGGATATGACTTCTCTTCTGGAGACAAAGTATCAAAGCTTGTTCCTCCTCCAGTTCTTGGAGTATCAAAATCGCTAACTGAATGCATGGACACGGAAGAGTTCAAAAAAGAATACAACTCTGATAAAGATTCTAAATATATTATTGATACAGCATTTACTCTTGAGGGTTTGGTTAGACAAACCGGCATTCACGCAGCTGGCATTGTCATATCTAAGGGACCATTAGTTGACTATCTGCCCATTATGCAAAAAGGTATTGATAATCCAGTTGTAACGCAGTGGGACATGGGAAGAGTTGAGCAATGTGGGCTACTTAAAATTGACTTTCTTGGACTTAGAAATCTTGGAGTAATTGACTCTTGTATAAATTTAGTTAAAAAACATAGAGGAATAGAGATAGACGTAGATAAAATTCCTCTTGATGATAAAGCTACATTTGATCAACTATCTAAAGGTAATTGCGCTGGAGTTTTCCAATTAGAGTCTTCGGGAATGAGACAACTAATGGTACAACTACAGCCTCATAACATAGAAGATATCATGGCCTTAATTTCGTTATATCGTCCTGGTCCAATGGGGTCTGGAATGGATAAATTATATATAGATAGAAAGCATGGAAGATCTAAAATATTTTATGATCATCCAAAACTAGAAAAAGTTCTTGGATCATCTTTAGGCATCATGCTATATCAAGAAGATGTTCTTGGTGTAGCTAGAGAACTTGCCGGATTCAGTTCAGCAGAAGCTGACGATCTTCGCAAGGTTATAGGTAAGAAGTTGATGGATAAAATTGCTATGTTCAGAGCTAAGTTTGTAGAAGGCTGTGTAAATAATTCGGGAATGCTTCCAGAAAAAGCAAATAAAATATACTCGGACATCGAATACTTTGGTGGATATGGATTCAATAGAGCGCATGCCGCAAGCTATGCTATGATTTCATATACCACTGCATACCTAAAAACGAACTATACAACAGAGTATATGGCTGCGCTTATGTCTTCAGTCGTAGGGAATAAAGACAAGCAGTCTTTTTATTTAACAGATTGCAGAAGACTTGGTTTAGAAGTCATGCCTCCATCTATAAATAAATCTGGAGTAGATTTTGATGTCATTGAAGACAATAAGATTATCTTTGGTTTGTCGGCGATAGATGGCATAGGGTATACAATTGCTGAGACAATTGTTCAAAGTAAAGATATAGATAATCCATATATAAATATATATGACTTCTTTAGAAGATGCGATCCTTCTATTTTAAAGAAGTCTACCTTGGAGCATCTGTCTGCTGCAGGAGCATTTGATGAATTAATAGAAGAAGAATCTTTGATAGAAATAAGCAGAAGAATTGAATTAGAAATACTAGAAAAAGAAAAAGAAGAACTAGGAATTTATGTTTCTAATCACCCAGTGATGGGGATTTGGGATATTATAAGCAATCAAATTTCAAATGAGATAATAGATCTTGGTGACTTAGATTCTGGAACACAAGTAAAAATAGGTGGGATAATAAACTCACTCAAAAAAATAACAACTAAAAAAGGTGAGAAGATGTATAAGCTTCAATTGGAAGACATAACTTCTAGTATAGAAGTTTTAGTTTTTCCAAGAGTAGCTAAAACACTTTCTGAAAACTATCTATCTACTGGAGATATCTTACTAATAAATGGCACTTTAAATAAAGAAAGTGATGAAGAAAATTCTATAGTTAAATTGTTTTATAATTCTTCAGATAAAGTAGATACTAAAATATTTCATGGCGGAAAACCAATAATATTTAAATTAAATAATTTAATATCACAAGTGACTCTAGAAAAAATATATGATATAATATCTTCTAATAAGGGAAATAGACCCGTTTTTCTAGAAACTAAAGACAAAAATCATAAATATACATATAAGTTTGATTCTTTATCTTCAACAAAGATAGTCCCAATAATAGAACAAATATTAGAATTGGAGAAAATAAAATGACACTTCCAGGTACATATCAAAATCCATCAACTAAGGCATGTTGGGTATTTTGTTCTTCATGCAATAGATGTCAAGACAAGGGTAAGTATAACAAATGCAATAGCTGCAGCGGACGATACGATCCATTAGGTAAAACAGACCCACATCCAGAAGACTTTTGCGACTGCAAAAACGGAGTTCTTAGATGGAAAACCCAAGAAGGTAGATTAATTATTACTAGATTTAAATCTAATCCATTTAAAGGTAAAGTTAATTATGAAAAAAAGACCCAAGACGAAAGAGATTGGAATTCCTACGTAAAAGATATGAGAGAAAAACTTGGTGATCCTAATTTTAATCCTATAACGATAATAGATGAGGAATAGTATGAAAGATAAAGAAGTAGGTCGTTTAGTATACAATAATTTAACTCTCATAGAATATGAAGAGCTTAATAGTGAAAGTAGTTTCTTTGTTCAGTCTGGAATAGTGGGCTTTTATGCTAGCTCAGATGAACTATATGATCTGTATAGTTTACTAAGTTACTATTACAATATGGAAACAGCTAACAATATAGTTATATCTATAAAGTAGGTTTTATGAACTGGCCATATATTGAAGACGATCACATGGAAATTGGAAAAACTGGCTGGGTTCCAGTTGGTGAAGGTAAGTATAAAAATATCTACACTGGACATGTCATTGATGAAAATGGCATTGAATACGATTCAGATGGCAACATAGTTGAAGACTTGGCGTAATTCATAAATGAGTATATCCATTAAAAGTATCGATGATATCGATGATTTTCAAAGGCTATCTTTAGCAGACTTTTCTTATTCAAGAATAGATACGTATAAGCAGTGCCCATCAAAGTATTTTTATACTTATATAAAGAAGGAGCCAAGGGCTTTTGGCGAAGCTGCAGTTCTGCGGCAATATAGTTCACTCAGTTTTGGAGAACTTAGTTAGCGATACTAAACCAATAGTGTATGATGAATTGCAATCTGAATATGAATTTCAAAAATCTAAATTTGATCCTGATAAAAAAATATCAAATGAATTAATATCAGCCGGCAAAACTATATTGGATGAATTTTATGATCAAAATGAAGGTTCTACTTTTAGAGTATTTGATAAAGAATATGAATTTAAATTTGTAATAGGTAATTACAATATTATTGGATACATAGATAGAATAGATTTATATGATGATGAAGTTATAATTATAGATTATAAAACTGGTAAATGGGAAGTATCTCAAAAAGATGTTCCGACTAATCTGCAATTAGGCATGTATGCTCTTGCAGCTTCGCTGGCTTTTCCTCGGTAAAAAAATAACAGCAGAATTATACTATCTTAGATCTGGAAGAAGCAAAAGGCATACATTTTCCCAAGAAGATATTGAAAATGTAAAAATTAAGATTGTTAATTCTATTAAAGAAATAATAGACGATACTTCTTTTAGGCCAACAGATAACATAAGATCTTGTGGCTATTGCGAGCATGCTAAAACGGGCGCGTGTCCAACCCGGAGCATTTAGATTAAAAAAGAAAGCAGGGGCATAAAAATACCCCTTCGCCAACTAATGCTGGCGAAGGGGCGGTAAAGGAGATTAAGGATTAGAACTCTGAGTCTGACTCAAATGTCAGATCCTCTAAAGAAAGACCCTCAAACTGAGTTACCAGCTTAGTGGCAGCTGCGTTATCGTAGCCGACTTCCTGGAGGGACTCAATAACCTTCTGGTTAACGCTATCCTTGACTGAATTAATGATTTGGTTCATTGTGACCATATTTTTATCCTTTGCTTGTTTTGTGATTAATTATGAACTATAATATTTATAGTGTTATATCAATAAGATAGAGGTTACACCATGTCAACAGAGATTGTCAACTCCAGCGACTTTTTTTTAAAAAGATCTTCTATAAAAGGATCTCCAAATTTTAAGTCGATTAAAACTGATAAAGAAAATATATTATCACCCGACATTAAAAAGAATAATTCTTCAAGAGGAAACGCTTACAAGCATACCAAAACCGGTTTCAGAGAAGATATTGGCTTGAATCTTAGATCGAATTGGGAAGCAAATTTTGTAAGAATATTAAATGGTTACAAGATTAAATTCGAATTTGAACCGACAGTATTTTCTTTTCCAATCAAAAGAGGAACAAAAGGATATACTCCGGATTTTTATCTGACTAAATCAGATGAATGGGTTGAGATAAAAGGTTATTTAGATAACAAAAGTAAAATAAAACTTAAAAGATTCAAAAGATATTATCCACAAGAGTTTGAAAAAATGGTTTGCATTATAAGCAAATACTCAAAAGAAGCATGTTCTTTCATGGAAGAACTAAAAGTTCCAAAGGTTGTTTATTATGAGGATATGAGATCTGAATATAGTTCTTTGATAAAAAACTGGGAAGGAAAGTAAAACCATGGCGGCATATAAAGAGCAATATTATAATCTCGAAGAATCAGAAATGCAAGATCTCATTGCAAAAGCAAAATCCGGGAATTCAAAAGCTCAAGAAGAATTATTAAAAGTATTTCATAATTTTTTGACTAAATATGTTTCCCTTTTGTATTATGGTCGTTACAACATAGCAGACTATGATGTGAGAAGATTTATAGGATTATTTATAAAAGATCCCTACACTAGATTTGCATTAATGAAAAACAAAATAAATAAAAAAGCTTTTAAAGAAGTCAATGAAGTTATGGGGCGGCATACAGTATATGGCAAAAAGGTATGGAGACGAAGAAGATATAAGACAAACTGTTAATATGACATTTTTCCAATGCATAAAAAGATACGAGAGAAGGGATTCGGCGAAGGGTCCAATTCCTTTTAGTCGGATTTTTATATAGTTACTTTTTTTATCTTCTCAAAAAAAATGTGGATACTTTTTTAATAGATCAACTAGGGAGGAAAACCTTCCCCCTGCTGCCAGATGATTCATTTGATGAAGATGATTCTCATAGCAAAGTTGGGTTTAAGGCCGATCCTATAGAGTATACTTTTGAGCAAATGGTTTCTACAGATGAGCTAGATGAGATGTGGGTGTTGGGGGAAAAATTGATACCACCATTTGACAAGTTAACAGTTCAAGAAAGACAACTAATAAAATGGAGATATGTAGATGGTAAAAAGTCTAGTGAAATATCTCAAAAAATTAATGAACATCCAAACACGGTAAGAGAACATCTTTCAAAAATAAGAAATAAAATAGAAGATATTATATTAAGTGATAACTTAGAAGATTTAATTAGGGAACTAAAACTATCAAAGGAATAAAATGAATTTTCAGGGAATAGAAAAACTTCAAGAGCTTTTATCGGAATTTTTGAATCCTCAAATACAAGAGGTTATAAATTCATATGTTGGTAATGGTGCAAGTAATCCGTATTTTGTTGAAATTCCCGAAGAAGATGTAATAGATTTAGGTTTGGATAAACTGGCTTCTCTCGTTGCTAGAACATCAAATGTTTATGGAAGAGCAGCTAGATTTGCCGGAATGGCAAGAGCTAATTATAAAATTATAGAAGGTAAGTACAAAAAAGTTTACAAGTCTTCTAGAGTTGGAAAGAACGAAGCAGAGCGTGAAGCGGCTGCAATGGAAGCCGCTGAAACAGAATACTCTGCTTTGGTTACTTGTGAGGCAATTGTTAATCTAGCTGAATCATTAGAAAACTCTGCAAGAATAGCCTCCGAATCAGCTAGAAAGTTAATGGACAAAGTTCAATCAATGCAAGTAGCTTCAGTTAGAGAATCAAAAGGCTATTATTCTGATAGCGATTTTCAAACTTACTAAAGGAGAAATATGTTTATAGGTCATTATAAGTGCGTATCTAGTCCAAAAGAATTTTATTCAGAAAAAAGAACAACACTAGATTTCCCAATGCAAGTAGAACTTGATGGGCATAGATATCTTTTAAGTTCTACAATTCAGATATCAAATTCAAAACAATACATAGGCTTAAAGCAGACAGCTGAAAAAAACAGCATTAAGTACGATGTTAAATTAAGCTAAAATGAATATAGAAGTATTTTGCGATGGAGCTTCTAGGGGGCAAGGTCAAAAAAGATTTGGCGAAGCATCTTGCGCTGTTGTAGTATATAAAAATAAAAAAAGAGTTGCACAATTTGCAAGAGGGCTTGGCAGAAGAACTAATAACGAAGCTGAGTACGAAGCAGTTATAGCTGGACTTTTGATATGCTCGATGTCTGATTTTGTTGATCCAATTGTTTACACTGATTCAGCAGTAGTAGCTAATCAAATCAATGGAAAATGGAAATGCAAAAACGCATCCCTTACACCATTGCTTATGACTATCCAAGAAATAAAAAGTGAATATAAGTTTAGAATTATGCAAGTGCCAAGAACTTTTGTTTGGGAACCAGATGCATTAGCAAATGAGTTTTTGGATCAATTAGAAGAAAAGAAAAGAACAATGTGATATACTTATGAGTATGATTGACCTAAATAAAAATCAACCAATAATAATTGGTTTAGCTGGAAAAGCCGGCAGCGGAAAAACATCAGTTGCAGAAAGCATAGTTCCAAAAGGTTCTATTGAAACCACTAAGTATGGAATTAAGTGGGATCATATATTTTACGCGCTACCACTGTATGAGATGGCTTCAATTAAAAAGAACATTCAAGGATTAAATCAAAAAAGAAGAAGAATGTATGCTATTCATCAAGTCTTGTACGACCTTTATGGCGGAACATCTTTGGGTGATATTCCAGAGTACGAAGATCTAACAAGTATGGTTGAAAAAATATAC